TTAGAGGCCTCTGTATAGGCAGACTGACCTGCCCTATGGGTATGGCCCATAATGACGTTTAAACCGTGTCTGCGGGCTTGATTGAGTGCGCTCATCCCCGGGTTAGGGTTTAGGCCACCTTGGTCCCCATGAATCGCAATCCAACCCTTAGCGATTGGGAATGGGTCCTTATGGAACTTAATCCCCAGCTCATCGAACTTCATAAACTTTTCAAACTTCAACTCGGGCAAGGATAAGAAGGCTGGAATCTTTTTCATAATGACGTTATAGAGCCGGTCCGTATGGTTACTGCGGATTGTGTGAGCTTCTTTAGCGTACTGGGTCAATTCCCATAGAACCTCTACTGTATGGTCCCGGTCATCGGCTAGGGTCTGCTCGTACCATCCTGGAGTATTTTCGGTCCATCTGGAGATTTGGGGTAAGTCGATTTCATCTCCAATAGTAACGACAGCATCGGGTTTAAATGCTTTTGCAAAAGTCGCAAAATTTCTAACAAGGTGAGAATCTTCGTACGGGCATTGAAGGTCTGGCCAGACGATAGTTCTTTTCATTAGTCCTCATCTTCGTCATCGTCCCAGGTATGCGGGATTAGGTCCGGCTTGGGTAAAATCCAGTCCGGGTATGCCCCGGGTTCAAGAATGACCGCTAAGCACATATCTACTTCGAAACCTGCTTTACGTAAAGACTTATACATTTCCTGAAGGCTAATAGCCCAGGCGTCTAGTGCGTTATAGGTGTCGAGGTCGATTACCTTCTTGCGAGCCATGGGATAAGTGTTACTTGCCTAACATCTCAATAATGGTATCAACACGCGCTTCTAAGCGATTAACCTGGTCTTTTATTGAACCGCCGCCGTTAGGCTTTAATTCGTTCAAGTAGTGAATCACTAAAAATCGAAGCATCGCAGTTACACCAGCCAGCCCCGTCGCGATTGCCGCTACAACTGCTGCAACATCCTGTAGAGTCATGGCTTTTTAGGCGTTGCATATCCGAACACCCCAGCTAATACAGCCCAGAGAATTGAGCGATAATCTGCTGCAAAATTAGATGCTGCCCAAGCTGAGAGAAACGCGCCAGTGGTCAGTACGAGAGGGTTCTTCATGTTCATTTCATTTCCTTTAGTAGTGGGATATTAAACGGCCTAGAATCCTCGATACCTTTTGCAGTGAATGAAACGTGCATGTGGTGACGATGCTGGTTAATGCCTTTATATTCGCGCCAAGCCCACTTCTTCTTACTGCTGGCAATCTTTCCATCGAAGATAATGTAAGACACTCTACCGTCAGATTTTGCCAGTGAACGAAGTTGATTCGCAAGATATGGCATGTCGTCGGGTTTAGCTTTACCGTGTAAATCTCGGTCCAGGTCCACGGCAAGTACCCAGCCATTAACATTAGGTATGTGGTCTGAAGTACCTGCTGCAACGTGGCGCGCATCGGCAACCCAACCATCACTAGACTTATCTCTATCTGGGTAGGCATGATTTATTTGGTCGCGAAGTTTAACCCCGGCGGCACATAATTTAGGCTTCATTCACAAATTCATCCGTTACTGAATTATATAAATCACCTATACACGCAAACTTGCCTCTGAAATTAGCATTATAAGAAGTTTGAATCCAAACGCCACCTAAGCCTAATTCGTTGGCAAGGAAATCAGCCCCGTTTTCTTCTAGACTATTATCTATTACCAACACCTCTGTAACGATATTATCTTCATTTACTCGCGCAAAATGTGCCATTAGAAAGTTATACTCCCACTTCCTGTAAATTTGTAAATTCTATAGCCACCAGTTGTTGTAACTGTTGGAGAACCTGTTGTTGAGGTTGCTAATGGGTTGGAATCCGGATAGCGCAAGATAACAATTCCTGAACCACCTGCACCGCCAAAACTGTCCCAACTTCCGCCGCCACCACCGCCTGTGTTAGCAGTTCCACTTACACCGTCTCCAGCGCCTTCTTTTCTTCCAGCACCGCCACCGCCGGCTCCACCAGAACCAGCTGTTGTTGTAGCGCTTCCACCACCACCACCGCCATAAGTTGTTGATGTTCCAGAAATAGAGGTAGTAATACCTGCTCCACCGTTACCGCCGTTTGTTCCAGCGTTAAATCCAACTTGGCTTGCTCCACCACCGCCGCCACCAGGATTGTAATTAAAAGCTCCACCATTACCGCCAGCGTAACCTTCAACTGGAGAATAACCGCCTAAATTTCCCGCTGCACCTGAGAAACTACCTTCACCGCCGCCACCTGAACCACCGGTTGCATCTCCTTCGCCACGATTACCGCGACCGCCACCAGTTGCAGATTGACCGTTAAATGAAGATGTGTTTCCTTTAGCTTGAGAACCACCACCAGCTCCAACCGTTACGGTAAAAGTTCCTGCACCTAAAACAACAGATGAGAATTGACGAACACCACCGGCTCCGCCAGCACCTGGCCCATAGCCACCGCCACCACCAGCAACAATAAGGTAATCAGCCAATAAGGGAGCCTTGCCCCCAAATAAACCGAAACCTCTGGCTGCTGCGCCTGAACAACTTGCGACGATTGGTGACATTAGGCGAACTTGGCCTGACTTGCCAAAACTGTATAAGTTGGGGTTGAGGCTGTTTTAATAATTACAAAAGTATATGCATCGATTGAGGAAGCGTTTCCTGAAGATGGAGCAGAACCGCCTTGCCATTTTGGAGTAACTGCTGAACCGTCAATTTGGAAAACTGTTGGATAATATGCTGTTGCTCCATTTGTGTTAAGAAAGACGATAGTTACTGATTGTCCAACACCTAACAAAGTTGAAAGTGAAACGGTCGAGCTTTTGCGGAAGTTTAAAGTGAAGTTTGCTGAAGCGTTTGTAGTGTAATACCAAACAGAGCCAAGGGAACCAATTTCAACGTTAATTGTTCCTGTAGCAGCAGTAGCGGAAACGTTTGTGGTTTCTAGTGGAGCGTTTAAAATAGAGTTAGTACGAACGTCATTATCAACCCATGCGTAATCTAAATCTGTGTTCGTGTATTTTGTCAGGATTTGGCCTGTAGTGCCACCTTTTAAATCAACGAAAGAGGTGTCCACACCGCCGAGAGCAGTGCGAATTGCAGCCGCACCATCTTTAACGAGGTCTGTATCGTCTGGGGTTTCCCAGCCAAAGTTGGTTGTCGTTGCCATCTGTTCTCCTTGTTAGGCTACTATTGTAGCGTTATTCCAGTCCAAAGTAGGACTTATGGTGTTCCATGTCTCGGTAGCCGGGACGTTATTCCATCTAAACGCCTGAAGGCTAAATGCCACCGGCGATACGACTATGGTTAAGTCGAGTTCATTAAATCTGCTAGTCCATGTCCAGCCTTCGATGAAGCCTTGATAGCGTCCGCCTGAAATGTTGGCAGGTAAATCTTCAATATCAATAGGCAGACCCATGAAGATATTTAGAGCCTGGTCCCTGGATGCATCGGGGATATTAGGGTTAGCCATCGGGAAGGTAATTGATTTAAACTGATATTGCGGATAAGCGCGAATGTCTAAATAGAATTCCGCCTGAGATAGTGCATCGGCTGTATTCTCAATACTGGTTTGAATATTCTGGGCCTGGATTCCGTAGGTTTGAATAGACGCAGGTTCTTCGGCGGTTTCCTGCTGACCATTTTTATAGGTAATCGTTACTTTGTTTCTTAGGTCTCCTAGACGCTTAGATGACGAAATGCCAGGCGCGTAGGCCCAGCCGCCATCAACATAGGCATAACCGTTAGTTGCTAGATATTGGCCGCGATGAGTTGCGTCAGCGTATCCGATTCGGCCTGAAGCATCTTCGTAAATGTATCCGAGACCTGACCTGGCAAGGCTTGAGACTAGGCTATAAACATCTGTCGTAGAAGAAGAACGGGCTGTTAGCTCGTAATCGCCTGGACGGTCAATCTCTCCTAGGCCTGAGTTTTCAGCATTAGCCCAGGTGGTAGTTGCGTCGTAGGCTGCCCATGTTTCGGCTGCCGGGACCTCGAGCCATGTATTAAATAACAATTCAGAGAGAATCGTGTAAATCTGGTCTCCATCGTAGGCTTTACTTAAAACACCTTGAGTAAGGGTTTTAGGCAGCTTAGATAGCGCTCCTAGGGCTGTTATGGTCACATTCTGGGTAATCGCTGGTTCGCCAGTTGCCACGACTATATCTATGTCGGTTATATCGCCACCGAATATAGGAATGAAAGTACCTGAAGAATCTTTAACCTTAACTACTACTGAATCGTTAACATCGAACGCAATAGCTGACTGGTCTAGGTTCTTTACCGTAAAACGGCTATATCCTGCTACCGGCTGAGAGTAGATATCGGTACGACCTGAAGTAACTGTTAAATCAGCTATTACTAGGTTGGTTACATCTCCTGCACCATTTACCGAGACAGCCCATTCGGGAGTCCATGCGGTCATGTTGCGAAGGCTCCTGCTCCTAGGGTTCCGCGATAATAGGACTGGTTAAGAACATTGGCAATCGTGCGGGCAGTGCCTTCAGCATCTATAGCCCCGTTGACCGTAATGTTGGTAGTAGAAGCGGCTGGAGAGTAGAGAGACGAAGCCGAGAACGAAGAAGCCTTAGGAACTGCGCTGGTCTTAGGTGCAACAGCCTGGGGAGCCGTTCCGCCGAATCCGAGCATGTCCGCAAACTTAGAACCTGCACCCTTAATAAAGTTAATAATGCTTTTAATGGTGTCGTAGATTGATTGAATCTTAGAGACGAAGCTAGCAAACTGGTCGATTACTGTTGAGATGATTACGCCGACTACCTTAAACGCTGCGCCTAGGGTTTCGCCTAATGCTGGCCCGAGGTACTTAACGATAAACGCGGCAATATTACGAATGAGATTATAGAACGGCTGAAGTTCGCCGTTATTTTCTTTTAATGAATCCCGGATATAGTTAAAGGCTTTAGTTAGGCCTTCTAGGATTGGCTTAAATACATTAATTACCGGCTGCAACTTATCGCCAATATTAGAGGTGAAATCCTGAATAGCTGGAACGACCTTGTTAACGATAGTTTCAATAAATGGCGTAATAGCCTGGAGAATGAATACGCCGACGGTTTCCTTACCCTCTGTAATAACCTGGTTAAGTCTGTCCATCTTGCCCTGAAATGTGTCTGCCTGAATTGAAGCCTGGTCTTTAAAGGTAGAAGCCAACTTAGCCGTAATTTCGTCCATAGACATAGTTTTAAGTTGAGCGGCTGATAATCCTATGCCTAGGCGTCCGAGAGCGCCTGTATTGCCCTCATATGCCTTACCAAGGGCATTAGAAACAGCTTCAAGGTCTTTACCTGAACCGGCTGCTACGTCTATGGCTACTTTCTGTAATTCTTGAGCTTTAGTAGCATCCTTGGTAGCGCGGACTAATCGTTCAAGCGATGGACGAAGTTGGTCATCTGTTAAACCAAACGCAAACTGCTGGGCTTGAATATAAGCCTCTGTTGAAGCTACCTGAGCATCCGTGGCGCCTGTAACATTCTTTAAAGTAGTTGCAAGTTTAGCCTGGGCCTGTTCATCTGCAATAGCAGACTTAACGCCATCGATGGCCAGCTTGCCAGCATATGCGGCAGCAGCAGCGCCAGCAGCTAAGAACGCTGCGCCTGCTATCTTGCCAAACTTAGAAATCTTATCGCCGAAGGTTGCAACCTCTGTATCGGCCTTATTAATATTCTTTGTGAAATTATCAATATCTGCAAGGAGTTTAAGGGTTAAGGCTCTACTTGTACCGGCCATTATGTCCACTCCTTTAGAATCTTATCGAATGATGCGGTCCATTCAGAAACGATATAAGGCTGGATTCTTCTTAGTGTTGGATAGATAAACCAACCCTTAGAACCGCGCCCCTGTCGACCTGACCAGACCGGGAATTGCTTAAACTTGTTAGAACCAAACTCTGAACCGCCCCAGATATCTTTAGTGGTTGCCCCACCTGAAAACTTCTGAGAAGCGAACCCGTAAGTTATTTCGCCTATCTTCGATGACTTCTTAACCCTGGAACCTTGAGCGATGCGACTGGCAACTGCTCGGGATTGTAGCCCCGATGCAGTTCCAATCACTTCGTCTCGAGCATAATCGGCCAGCGCTCCAGATTGGCGTTTAGCTTCTTCTGTTGCCAGTTCGTCCATGTTCTTTAGAGCTTTAAACACGGCGCGCAGTTCGGTCTTATCGAAGGCCGTCTGCTCACTTGCCATGTCGTTCCTCTAGTATCTCAATCGCGGTTAATATATCTTCGGCAGTCTCCCACTTATCCATTGGAATATGTGTGGCGATTGCCAGTTCCACTAAGAGTCGGCTTACGCTTCCTCTCGGATGGCTTTTGGGTCCGCATCGCCTACTTCAACATCTGAGACAGATTCCATCCAAACGTCTAACGTCTTTGTAGGCTTACCGCCTGCATCGCGCTTCATCGCTGAATGGGCTACGTAGAGAATGTCCCACATCCCGCCGAACTGGGAGATAACCTTCTTAGTTGTCATCTCCCATCGAGCGTAATCTGGCGGACGTACTTCGTAAGTCTGTTCGGACCCATCGTTATATTTAATTGTTATTTGCTGCTGCATTTTATTTGCCCCCGTCTAGTTAATTACGCTGAGAAAGTCTCTACGACTGCACCCTTTGAAACCTTGAAAGTAAAGTCTACAGTCTGTGCGTCTGTTCCTGCTCCACCGGCTGTCGGAAATTCTGGCATGATTGGGAACACGAACTGAGCGCCTGTAGCTGCTGTAAGGGTTACGCTAATATCTGTATCTGGCGCTGTTTCTGCTGCTGTCCATAGAGCCTCGCAAACTGAGTTAGCCTTACCCCAGTCTGCTAACATTGAAAGAGCAAAAGTACCTTCGACGTTTGTTGTCTTGTAAGCCTCGCCGTCGAGAGTCTGATAAGTCTCACGAACGTTAGTCTTTGTTAGAACTGCGCTTGTTGCTTGAGCTTCGATATCTGTTCCACCTGTGAAAGATAGAGAAATATCGCGCCCAGTTATTACGACGGTTGCCATATTATTTTCCTTTAGTTTGTTTGTGTGTAGTAGGTGGAAACTCTGATATCGGCCACCAAGACATTCGATGGGCCAACTTGAGTAACCGTTGGTTTTTCTATTGCTCCTATTGTGTATCCTGCTGGGATAACTTTTAGAACACTTATTACAAGTTGCTCGAGGTTATCGAGCGATGCCGGATTGCTGTTATATGCAACTGCAACCGAAATAGTTAAGTTAATCTTCATATGAAGCGTGGTCTTATTAATGGTCTCTAATTCAATATAAGGAGAATCCGGGACCGTGACCACGAATGGGACCATAGGAGCTTCTGGAACGTATGCGTAGACGTTACCCGCAACGCTAGCGAACGCAGTTGCTAATGGTTGCCGTACAGTGTCAAGAATTGTCGACATTACTGCACCATTGTTTCAACATCGATATAAGGTCCTAGAAGGCCTGATACTCGATTGAAAAGTGACCGTCCTAGGCGATATGGTGAAACTGAAGTGAAATCTACTCCTTCAATCTGTCCGCCTGGAGCGATACGAGATTGGAATACTTCTACCGAAACAGCGAGAACAGCAGACTCGACGGCGCTAACGCCAACATAAGTAGTAGCGCCAGAGAGTGTTGCCAAGCCGGATGGAATAACATTTTTTTCAAGAACGTCAGCGTTTGTAATGTCCGCTTCGAAAGTATAAGCATCTGGGTCAGCCTTAACTGTTCGGGTCCCGTTAAAAGGTGTCCCGCAACCAGTGATAACTACTGACTGACCTTCTGTAAATTCATGGATTGCGACTGTATGGAATGTCGCTACATTGTCGGTTAGAACGACTTTATCGATAGCCGTTGCATAAGTTACAAGCATTGGCAAAATTACAGCTTCGGCGGTATCCACCACATCTGTTAGGTAAGCATCCGAATAGAGAGAACTAGAAACGCCAAGCACGGACCGCAATTCGCTTGCAGTTACTATTGTTGCCATTTCTAGTCCTCTCGTTAAACGACTGGGGGGAATCCCGGGAGCAGAACTCCCCCCATGATTATTTGGTTAAATTACGCA